AGCGCCAGCGCAATCTGCCACTTTAGAGAATCCGGCAGGTCAGGGTCTTCAAAATAGGAGAAAATTTCTAAAACATCCCGGTAGTCAGAATGAATCGGATAAATCACACCGCCAAATACCGCCTGCTGGGGCAAAACCCACGGTGTCACAAGTCTTCACCTCTCCGTGCCTTTGCCTTTTGTACCGCGCTGTCCACCTTTTCCTTTGCGCACCGCTCCGCGCCCTCTACCAAAACCGGTTGCAGCGCCTCCAGCAGATTGATCGCAACTCTTTGTCCGTTTTCAGCAACCGCCAACAGGTTCACACCGCCCAGAATTTTGTCAAAGTCATTTTCCTGACCGAACACCCAGCTCAGTACCTGCTTCATTTCCTTATCCGCCCGGTTCAGTAGCTGTACCATACCGGCGCCGTCCCCTTCAGGAAGCTTTTTCGCCTCCTCCACCAGAGCTTTTTCCACACCCCGCAGCTTGTCTGCCGCCTCCAAAAAACGGGCGTATACATTGGGGTCACCGGGGTTAAAGTGCAGCACACCGGTGCCGTTGATCTTGTAACTCTTTACGCCGCTGTCAAATGAAATTTTCTCCATAGTAAGTCCCTTTCTTTGTTACAGGGGAGAGGTTACCCTCTCCCCCTTGTGATTAAATTGTGGTGGTAAAGGTTTTGGTATCTAAACTGAAGAATCCCCTTTCCCTTTCGCCGGTAAAGTGCAGATTAAAGAGAATCTGATAGCCGGTAGTGTCACCGCCGTAGCTGACAATCTCAATATAGGCCTCTTCCCTATATGCAGGATATACGCCCTCCTCAGGGATCTCCCACAGCTTGACCTCCACTACGTCGGTCTTCAATGCATCCAGTACACTACCTTGGTCAATGATCACCTGCAGGCGGGTAAACAACTTAGAGTCTTTATCTGCATAGAAGGGCTCTACGCTGGCTGTCTTCTCGTAACCGGAAATAAGGATAGAACTTTCGCCCAAGATGTTCTTCTTGGTTTCCACCTGGGCAGACATTTCCGTGTTAAATTCCTCCAAATCCTTACCCAACCGCTCGTAATAACCATCTATGTTGATAAAGTGCGCAAAATACTTTCGTTCAATCTTTGCCATTAATGTTTCACCTCATATACTTTCATAAAATCCGCAACCAGCGTTACGGTGTATGTTACGATCTGGGCGCCGGGGGTCAAGCCGCCCTTTTCTGCCCGGATTTTTTCCCGGGCAGGCACATCTCCGAATTGGGGTGCAAGACCCGATGCACTCTGCTCCTGAACCCAATTCTGAAAATCCAGCAGCCGACGGGCATTTTCCCCCTCAGCGCCCTGCCCGGACATCTCCCAAAACAGGGTTACATAATATCTGCACCCCAACAGAGCATTTCCCTGCACATCTTCCTGATGGGAAGTCTCCTCCATGCCCTTGGGAAGCACACAAACATTTTCCCAGTAGGGATACGTGGAAAGCCATGCCTGCAGCCTCTCTAAAACCGACACAGGCATTATCCCACCCCCCGGTAGATGTCTAAGTAAATGCAGGCCTTGTCATACAGCTCTCTGCGCAAAACATTTCTGTCTGTTTCATAGCGCACAGACACGCTGCCGATGCTGGCAGAGGTCAAGCCCTTGTTCCGATTCTGCCATAGGGTTTCCGCCATAGCGCAGATAGCCATGGACTCCGCCTGCTGGCCCGAGGACACCACCCGATAGGCCTGCTTAAACCGACTCAGTATCTGTTCTGCCTGGGCCGCCACACCAGGAAAGGCTTTCTCCGGTATGGCGCTGCCCAGATACTGGTTTACATAAAATTCGTATTTTACCATAGGCAGCGCCTCCGGTGTTATTCGGCAGCGATGGCGATATCCTTCAGCACGGCAGCCTTCAGGGTGTTCTTCAGAACCACACCTGCCACCAACTCCACCTCACCGGTCTTGACCGCGCCGGGGGCGTTCAAGTCGGGCAGATAGGACTGAACAACGCCGTCACCCATGGGAGAGATACCGTGGAAGCCGTCCAGCCCCAGAGATACCGCATAGATAGCAGTCTTACCGTTTTTATCGGTAGACACCACATCTTCCACAGTAGTGCCATTATAATACTGACCCATATCCACCATAGGCACACCGGCATAGGTCTCTACCGTACGACCGAAGTCGTCCTGCGTACGCTCATAATAACCGGCGCGGCGTGCGATGGAGCGAAGCTTTACCAGCATTGCTCTGTTCATCAGCAGCATAGAGGGAGTGCCGTCCAGGGTGCTGATGAAGCTATCCATCTCGTCCAAAAATGCGTTGTAATTTGCATCCAACTCGGTGGAGGTTTTCAGACTGACCTGGCTGGTAATCTCATTGGCAGTGCCGGAAAGCAGCTTCTTCAAACCGTCAAAGGTGCCGGTCACATAGCCCTCACCCTCATTTTCACCGGTGCCGTTAATCACCAGGTTGTGGAAATAGTTGGCAGTTGCCTTAATCTTCTGCTCAGCCTGGAACGCCATCTCATTGGCAGCGCCTGCGGTGTTCTGAATCACGCGGTCCATCTGGAAAGAACCGCCCATAATAATGGCATTTGCAGTCTTCTTCTCCTTCTTTGCCTCACCGGGGGTGTACTCATTACCAATGGTACGCACCGCTGCGGTTGCAGGAGACTTCAGCTGAATATAGCCGTAAGTCAGGGTGCTTCCGCCGGTGCCGGGGGAAATCACATTGTCGAATACCATATTGTCCAGCAGCAGGGAGCTGCGGCGGAACATATCAACGATCTGCTGATCTACCTTGTCGGCCATGCCGACCTTTGCTTCTGCGAGTGTAATAGCCATATTTTTTTACTTCCTTTCAAATTTTTCTAAGAGTGCGCCTGCCAATGTAGCAGGGCTTTTGCTTTCTTCCGACAAAACAGTGCCGGTTCCCCTTGCGTATGGGGGTGGGGTTTCCGTCTGGAAGAGGTAACTGCAGTCCCGCTTTAGCGCCTGCAACGCCTCCTCCAGAGCGGTCTGTTGATTTTCGCTGGATTTGAGGCTTTCTACATCCAAAAGTGCAGTAATTGCCTTGGCATTGCGACCCTTTGCCGAGAGAATAGCCTTTTCCAAATTGTGACCAAACACCAGCTCATTCATCTCCTGCCGGTGGGCTTCAACTGTTTGGTTGTACTTTTCCTCCCAACTCCTTGCCACTGTTTCTTCTGCCTTTGCAAGCTGTTCCTTTAGTGCCTCATAATCAGCATAACGGGCTTTCATTGCTTCAATATCCCGTCCATTTTCTGTCATAATGGCGTCGATCACCTCTTTGGGCAGGTTTTTTTCTCCCACCAGTAATCCTTGCAAAAATTCTCGTTTCATGCTTTCTCCTTTCGTGTTACGCTTTTTACGGGGTTGCATCCCAAAACTATATGAAAAAAGCAGCCCTTCGGCCGCCTTCATCATCTTAATTTGGCATCAGTTTTTCCCTGATTGCCTGTTCCGCTTCACCGGCTAAACCAAACCGCCATGCCAGCGCCACCTCCGGCTTCAGCATCCCCTTGTCAACCATCTCCATATAATCCGCCCAAGTCTTCTCTTGGTCGTAGAGTGTGCCGTTGCCCCAGTCAATACCAATCTGCCCCGGATCTGTCTCAGCAAAGTCATAAAGTTCTGCCAACATCTTGCACAGCTCCAGAGTTTCCTCCGCTGCTTTTTGCCACATCAATTGAAAATCCATTACAGTCAAAGAGTACTCCGCCGCACTTGCGGTAATCTCCGTAGCCGTTCTGTCCTGCATGTTGGAGTCAGACAGCATACCTCTTTTCAATCCGATGATGCTCTCAATGTTTCGCAGATACTCCTGCTTACGCGCCAAATAGGATTGCTCCCGTAACTGGGGTGAGAAAACCGTAATTCCCACTCTGTCCGGGTCCTCATCCAGGCCCACAAACAGATGGCTTTTTAGGCCCAGATCCCCATCCAGCAAATCCTTGGATGCGATAATCCGGCTTTCTCCACGGGCAAACTCTCCGTTCATCTGTGCTTCATTGCAGTTGATATTTCGAATCAGACCCTCTGCCGCGGCATAAACCGAAACCCCATCATAGGATCCGTCCACGCAGTTGAGGATAGGCAGCTTCATCCCTACCAGTCCCACAGAACCGATTGGCTTCGGAAAGCAGTAGCTTTCCGCCAAGTCTCTATATGCAGAAACATTCTTGAGGGGCACTTCCGCGCCCAGGTTTTGGGAATCCCTGCTGCGATACAGCCGATTAGAAATGGTCAAATAGCCGTCACCGTCTACAGTCCGCCGTTCCAGAAGTGTATAGTAGTAATTCCCCTCCACACTTCTTTCCACAAGTCCTATATCCGTGGGTCTGCCTGCCCCATCTCTGCCGAAAATCAGCATTCGATTTCTAGGCACAAGGGCAAAGGAAAACGCTTCCTTATTCGGGCATGGCTTGATATAACACGCGCCGCCAATCAGCGCCAGCTGCAGCGCAATCCGTTTTTTGTCATCCAGATGATGCATGAGCTTTTCGCCAAACGCCGTATTGGCAGTTGCCTTGTACTCCCCAAACACAGCACTCACCAGCTTGTTGACTACCGTGTAGGGAATCCGCTGACAGGGATCCGCCGTTTCCCCAGCTTCCCCGTCATAGTACATGGCAAACCACCGGTCGATTGCCCGGCGCATGGCGCCGCTTGTCTTGTCCCAGGCTCCAAAGGCCTGCTCATACTTGTAAATGCTCATGCTTCCCCTCCCCGATTGATAATGCTGATGCGCTTATTGGCGCGCAGACCGGCCTGCATTCCGTTAATGTAAGCCTCCAACTCCCTGATTTTCTGCTCCAGCGCCAGGTTTTCCCGTTCCAAACGCCGTTTGTCCCAAAGCAGGGTCTCCTTGGCCCACATGGGTAGAAAATGATTTTGTAACCAGTTTTTCATTCAACTCTCCTTACTTCCTTATCTCTGCGCAAAATGGTCGCGCAGAAGTAGCGAATATCGTCCATTGCATGGTCGTTTTCCTTAACCACACGGTCAGACTCTCCATTCTCGTCCCACCGATACAGGGAGAATTCCCGAATGGAATCCTTGCATTGGGGTGTAAACTGCAGTACCCCCTCCCGAAGCAGCCCCGCCACCAAACGAATTCCGTTTAGCACTTCATTTCTGGCCCTTCGTACAGAAAACACCCCGTGGCTGCGAATGGTGGCAATCAGTGAGGATGCTGACGGGTCAACCACCACCGTTTCCACCGGCAGCCCCCCAGCCAATGCCACCAATGCCTCGTGATACTCTTCATCGGTGAGCATTTTCCCTGTGTCCCTGCCGCTGTGGTAAAACTCCCGGATTCGCACTGCTTTTCCTCCTGCCACACACCAAAGCCCTGCAGAAAAGGGGTTGCATGTGCCGTAGTCCACAGAGATG